GGTATGAGGTGGTCAACTTGCATCTGCTCGATGGCTATGGGGCTTCCGCAGTAAGCGCAATGGCCGTTGTACTTCTCGAAAACCTGTCTGCGCTCCTTAGTGGTCAGCTTCTTCCGTTTGGGCGGCGTGTACATCGTCTGATGCCCTCCTATTCCATGCGGCGGCTGCTTCTTCGACAGTCTTGAACCGCCGGTTGCTTCTTCCGATACATCTGGTATCTATACACGTCGGGATGTACTCCATCGGTTTGTACTCGACGTAGTGGTGCATAGATGGATGGAGTGTAACCTCCTTGAGAATAACGGCGTTCTTGGGAACGAGTTTGATGTCCGTCGCGCTTTCGCTTATGCTGCTTTCGACTGCCCGTATTTCTGCGATGCTCCCGCAAAACGGGCATCGTTCAAGTTTCCGGCTGCACATCGTCTGCCTCCTCAATGCTGTCCAGCGGTACGAGCCGCTTCTTGTTTGCCGCGTAGTACACAATGGCGAACTCCTGCGGATTGGATTTTCGGAAGATGAAGCCGCAGTGTCCATACGGCGGTTCTTCGTAGAAGCATTCCAGCTCCGTGGAGAGCGTCGTCGTTCCGACAAAGACGCCGGAAAAGCGCTTTTCAACGGCTTTGTACTGCTGGCAACTGTGTTCGCCATCGACTTCTACGCCCTCGGTAGCGCCCTTCTCCCAGTAGAGCGCTTCTTCGATGCCGTCCGGCGCATCCTTCGCCGGGACGACCTCGTAATGGTTTCCTGTCCGTCTGACAAACTTGGTGCAGTTTACCCAGCCTCCGAATTTCATGGTTGCCCTCGCTTTCCTTCGTGCGCTTTGCCAAGGCTCGCCCCGCATTGAGGGCAGTATTTCAAGTTGGACGGGAACACATATCCGATACAGTTGCCGTCTTGAAAGGCCGTGATTGGCAACATGCCGAATCCGCATCTTGAGCATTGGCTTACATCGTTGGGCGAGTTCGGAATCCATCTGCCGTGTTGGACGGGTTCGGCATCGACGGACGGGGCTTTCGTGGCAATGTATTCACGCGCTTTGCACGTCCCATCGCAGCCCGGGAAAAAGCATCCGCAGAACCCATACATTTCGGCCACCGCATCATTGCGGTCTATAAGGTCGAGCTTGTCCATCGTGGTCGCCTCCTTCCTCCGCAAAGCTATCCCAGTCTTTTATGTCGTCATACAATTCTTTGAGAAGCGCACATGTTCCATCATACTCGTTTTGTGCTTTCGCCCACGCCTGTGCATACTGCTTGACGAGCGCACGAGCGTCTTGCTTTGTGATACAGCTACTTTTCATCGCATCCCGTTCCTGCGTCAGCCGTGCGATATGGGATTTCATTGCACTCATTTCGATTGTCATTTTTACGATTTGTGCCTCTTTGACGGCGACTTCGGCGGTCAGACGGTCGATAGCATCGGCCGCAGGAAGGTTCACGCATGGCTTGAGGCTGCACATATAATCAAGCTGAAAACACGAGCAGTCGCTACATTCGTCCCTCAGCGCCTTCGCAATCTCCCTGTCATCCATTCGTATCGCCTCCATTCTCCCTGCTGCCGGTCGTGCTGTGAGGTTTTTTCTTGGCCTTCCGGCAATCAGGACAAATCCAGCCTTTTTTCCCGACGCTCCACCCTCTTTTTCTTGCTATGTATACTGCTCTCGTAATCGGCATAGGATGGTTTACTCCGAACGATAGGATTGATTCTCCGCATTTGTCGCAGGCGGCGTATACGTTATATGCCATTCTCCGCGCCTCCTTCCCAATTCCACCAGCCCTGATGCCCGCGTGCCGGGATGGGATGTGCGAATTTGATGGGGTCGCGCAGGATAAATCCGTACCGGCCTTCGCTCCAATCGCCGAGCAAGATTTCCCTATCGGTGTACAGTTTCGGGTACTTCCGGGGAACGTCCGATAGCTTGATGCAATCGACCAATTCGACCGTGCCGAGGACTGCTCCGAGCGGTTCGTCACCCGTGGTATAGGCGTGCATTTCGGGCGTGTGGGCTTTGAGCCAACAATCGTTTCTCCCTGCGTGGATGGCAATGCGCCCGCGAACGCTGGTATACCATCCCCGCGTTTCGATGTGCTTGATACCCGCGATTATCAAGCTGCCGTAGGGCTGGATTTCCGTTATGGCTTTCACTTCTCCGTGCCTCCTATCAGTTGCTTTCGTTGTAAATGGTCATTCCAAGCTCGCGGCCAAGCCAATCCAGTCCTTTGCGCGTGAGGCGGTAATTCGTGAGCGGTGGCCTGTCGCCGTCGGCGACGAACACTTGCCCGTGTTCCGCATATCCGCGCAGGCAAAGCTCCAGCCACGGTTTGCTGTCGAGGTAGGTGTTGAAGCAGTTGCGCCACGGCTTGTAGAACAGCCTTCCATGCCGGTGATAGGGCTTGTGCCGTTGGCTGCAACTGTCGTTCATGCCGATGGTGTGCATGACTATCTGCCGCATGGTGCAGCGATATATGGTCTTGCCGGAAGCATCAGCCTCTTGGACGTATTCCTCTGCTGGCAGTTTCAAGTCATCCATCTTCGTTACCACTCCTTTGGAGAAATTCGGCCTATTCTGGCGTACCGTTTCTCGGGCTTGTATTTCCTCGTCGATGCAGAAATGGACAGCGTAATGTGCTTTTAAGAGCCTTAAAATATAACTACGCTTTGCATTGCCGCTCGTAGTAGAACATGAATTGCTGCATCACTCCGGCGTAGGGCTGGTACTTCTCGACTGGAAAGCTGCCGCGATAGTGCTGCACCACAATTCGCTTCATCCAAACATCCATCGGGAATGCTTCTTTGTGGCCGTAGCCGTAAAGACAGATGCAATCCGCAACCTTTTCCCCGATGCCCTTGTACGTCAGAAAGTAGGCGCGTTCTTCCTCGTAGGTTGTCCCGTGCCTCTGTCTATCCGGCTCAAACCATCCGTCGAGGAAGCTGGGTTCTTCGTCGATGTACTCCATCGCGGCTTTCCACAGGTATTCGTCGCGGTAGCCGAGGCCGAGCTTACTGAGGACTTTCGGGCTGCACAGGATGATGTCGCTGGCGCTGGGGAAGTGGCCGAACACGGCGCATAGCTTCTGGATGCTGGCCTTGATGCGCGGGATGTTATTGTTCTGGCTGATGATAAAGCTGGCTATCGTTTCCCACGGCTCTTGCTTGAGGATGCGGATGCCGTGGGCGGCCTCTGCCGCCGCCGTGAGGTAGCTGTCGCTCGGGTCGATGCTCTTGACGATGGCTTCGTAGTCCGTCCCTGCGTCGAAGTACGTCGCCCAATACCGCTTCCATTCTTCCGGCGAACAGTCTGCTTCGATGGTGTCCGGCGCGGCCTGCCGGACGATAAGCGTATTCCTGCCGCTCGGGATGACGTAGCTTCCGCTGCCGGTCTTCTCCCAGCGGAAGCATTGCCCGCTGTCCGCTATCTTGTCGAGGTCGATAAAGCCGAGGTTCACAACCATAGCCGCCGCCCTCCAATCCACACGGAAACGTTGTAGATGTACTGCCCGCACCTGACGCAGCGGTCATGCTTTCCCCACAGGCCGAGGCGCTTCATCCCGCGCACGCTGCCGGTGTAGTGGATGCTCGGGTGGCAGGCGCGTTCGTTCGCGGAAAGCCGCCTATACTCCATTGGTGTATCCTCCCTTCGTTTTCTACCAAGTAACGCGCTTCGGAAGCAGCTTGACCTTGCCCTGATACGGGCAATCCGGCTCGCCGTCGAAAGCGTTGTTCACGCACGAGCAGATGGCCGGTGGAACGTGGGAGCGCGGGTCGGTATCCTTCCACAGTCGGCCATTTTCGTCTTCGTACACAGGCCGGTCGTGCGAATCCATCCCCTTGTATGTCATCGTCAGCATGGCGTTGTTCCCTTCTCCCCGTCAAGCCGATAGGACAGCTTTCGTTCGTCAGGCGGCAAGCGCGTTCAGCCTGTTCCAGCGCTCACGGCTCATGCCGAGGATGGTGTAGCCGATGCTCTCAAGGTCGGTCGAGCGGTCGTAGCTCTCCACATCCTGCGCGGCGCGGGTAACGGCGTTCGCCAGCCCGTAGAGGGACAACTCGCCGTCGCGGATAAGGTGGTCGAGGATGCCGCTGCCCTCCTTCTTCGAGAGGCCGTAATCCGTCGCGGCCAGCTCAATCATCTGCGGAATGTCCGTCGTGACAATCCGCGCTTCCTTCGCTGCCCGCATCATTTCGATAACGCGGTCGAAGCGGGACTGTTCCACCACCGATTTGACGGTGTCCTTGACCTTGAGCATCAGCGCCCTGTCATCTGCCGCGAGGGTTTCGTTGCTGTACAGGGTGTAATCCTCGCTGGCCTCGTTCCCGCGTCCGATGTGGTAGCGGCGGGTTGCCGCGTCGTTGATGACCATGCCGTTGGTGCAAACGAGCCGGTATACGAGCGGCTGGATGGACATGCTTCCCATGCCGACCTCGCTGTTGGTGATAAGGATGCCGCTCTGCACGATGTCGCCCGGAGTAACTTCCGTCTGCAAGCGCGGGTTGACGACCTTGATGTACATGCGCTCGTCGGTCACTTCGCAGCTCTCAATGCGAGCGTCTTCGATGTCGGCGATGATGGGGAGAACCGCCTCCGCGATTTCGTAGTTGTCAATCCGGCGGTAACGGTCAGACAGGAAGGCGCGAGCCGTGCCGTCCAGCGTCCGAACCATCCGCGTCGAGGGGGTCTGCTGGAACCAGCCGTTCACGTTCGCGGAAAGCAGCTCGGGGTTCTCGCTGCGCATCTTGTCGTAATACTTCGCCGGGATGCCGAGCGCCGCGCCGACCTGCCTGTGCGCGATGCCGTTGAGGTCGAGCATGGTGTTGGTGCGCTGCGCCTCGTTGTGGAGCGTAATCATGTGCCGGTCGCCGGTGTAGTCCATGACGATGCTGCGCGTGTCGAGCAAGTAGTCCTTCTTCGCGTTCCTCTGCCTGTCCAGCTCCATAGCCAACTCGGTAAGCGTGCGTCCGTTCTTCATCGTGATACCCTTTCTGCCCGTGTTGC